ATTTTATTCACATAATTTGGAATACAAGATCGCACATGCCTAGTAATCTGGCACGCACGACCCTACTACTTCTGTATATCGTTAATAGGCAGCTTTCACTCACTCTCATCTGGCATGATAAACGCTGGATAGAGGGCTTTGTAATTGCCACCAACATAATTATATACGCAGTAATCAATTTTACGTAGACTCTTAAATGATCGAGACATACGGAACTTCGGCTTCCTTTCGGATTTAGAAGTAACTATCTCAAGATCAGTATAAGACAGACCTACATTTAAGGCTTTGCCCAACAGGGTAGATATTCCTGCTGGTCAACAGACTGGGTCCCATGCAATAAAGTCATCGCCAAGCAAAATCTCTAATGAGAGGTTAGTATCCCCCTCACTAGGGAAAATTACAGGAGGTAACGAATTTGAATTTCGTATACCAACTGCAATGTACGGTGATGTGTAATTTTCACCGCCGTACACAGCTCGGTTTTGGACAACTCACTTACTCGTTAGAGTATGGATACGTTCCGGTTTCAAGGATCGTATTCCTGAGTTAATCCTAATGACTGCCAAACGGTATCAGAGATCTGGATGGCCCACTTTTGGTGAGTCAAACAATCACTGATCTTTCTTCAATAACGCTAAAATAGTGGAAAACTCGACAACGCTCACGGGGTAAAGTGAGTGGAGATCGAGTTCGTTGAGAAAGAAGCTTTTAGACTTTAACTCTTCGATTAATCCAACTAATTTTCCTGTACCCTCTTGATTATTCCAGAGCAACAGGTCAGGCGAAATAGGCTTCAGATTATGACCTTTACGGTAATAACCTTTAGCAAATTCAGCTAACCCATAATCCCGGTAGCTCTTGGCTTCGCTAATTTCGATTCCTAACAGTTTCAAAATTTCACGATACGCAAGAGCGACTTTCGGATCTCAGATCACTACATCGTCTCCGATGATGGCGTAATCTGTAAACTTCTCAGATTTCTCTGGGTAGATAGATACGAAAGCTCAGTAAACTAAGAGATGATGAGACATGGCCATAACAGCCCATGAACTCAAAGCACCCATTGGTTGACCAACCCGGTAATACAGTGTGTCCCATTTCGACTGGTTTTCATTCCAGTACGATATAGGAGTACAGCATAGAGAGATATACCAAAGTAAAGCTTGCGCCTTACTCAAGATACCTAGGCTCGATAGGGCCCAACATTGAAATAATGCTGGAAACCTATCGGTGCAAGCTGTCATGTCTATAGATTCACAGAACTTACCAAGTTTTGTGGCCCTACAGACACGGCGAGCTTGCGCCTCCTGGTCATGAGTACCATCTGTCTCTAACTTTCGTAAGAGATTAAATAGATGATCATGAATAGGCTTGAGGAAAGATTGCAAAACGATATTTGCAATACAGACGACTCTCGTCTTACCTTTCTTATCACTAAGACCGGCAAGGCGATTGACGCAGATAGGCCTAGTATTTCTTCGGGACTGCATATAAGAATGTCTCTTAGAATGAAGGGGAACATATATTGTTGCTTCAGATTTAGAATCCATGGATACTTTCGTACCTTTAGGGCTCTTCTTCTTCCGTAACCGTCTAGGGTCTCTTTCAAACTTCGATTCAGA